AAGGGTAAGTCTTGGGCTAAACGTACGTTTGACACTTATCCTAGCGCCTATGCTAACATGGCTGCGTCTAAATACTGCAAAGACCCAAACTATGCTAAAGGTAGTAAAGGGAAGAAGAAAAAATAATGGGTGACCTGAAAAAATGGCGGGATCAAGACTGGGTTAGAGTTGGTACCGACGGTAAAATAAAAGGCGCGTGTGGAACTTCTAAAGATAAGAAGAACCCTGACCGCTGTTTACCGCGTAGTAAGGCCAACAGTTTAAGCCAAGGCCAACGTGCTACTACGGCAAAGAAGAAGAAACGTGAAGGCGCTAAAGGCAAGACTGTAGTAAAAAATACAAAAGCTGCTACAGTTAAGTTATCAGGTGGTGGGTTAGCTCGCCGAAAACGCGATATAGCACGGGGTTGTGGCGCGGTAATAGAAAATAGACGAAAAAAGACGTTGTACACGTAAAGGATTAAACCATGACAACATCAGGTACCACAGCGTTCAATATGGACTTTACGGAAATTGCCGAGGAAGCATGGGAACGTGCGGGACGTGAGATGCGTTCTGGATACGATTTGCGTACAGCTAGACGGTCTATGAACTTGATGACAATCGAGTGGCAGAACCGCGGCATAAACATGTGGACTATTGATTCTGGTACAGTAAATCTTGTGCAAGGCACTTCTCGGTATCAATTACCAGCAGACACTATAGATTTAATGGAACATCAAATACGTACTAATAGTGGTAATGCTAGTACACAATCTGATCTTACTATAAGTAGAATTAGTGTAAGTACATACGCATCTATACCAAACAAATTATCACAAGGGCGTCCTATACAGATGTATGTTGAGCGCCTACGAGATGAACCTCATATTAACGTTTGGCCTGTACCAGACAATAGCGACTATGTGCTGTACTACTGGCGTATGCGACGAATACAAGATGCAGGTGCAGGTGCAGAAACTGCAGATATGAACTTTAGGTTCTTCCCATGCCTCGTAGCAGGGTTAGCCTACCATATAGCTATGAAAGTTCCTGAGTTAGTAGATCGCGTGCAAATGTTAAAGTCTGTGTATGATGAACAATTTGATATGGCTGCTTCAGAAGATAGAGAGAAAACCTCGGCACGGTTTGTACCTCGTATTGCTAGGGTTGGTTAATGAGTAATAGATTTGCCTCTTCTCAAAAGGTTAACGCGCTTTGTGACGTATGTGGTTTTAAATATAAACTACGTGAGTTGCGCAACCTTTTTGTTAAAGGGCAGGATACTAATATAAAGGCTTGTCCTGAGTGTTGGAGTCCCGATCAACCTCAGTTACGTTTAGGTGAGTTTCCTGTAGACGATCCACAAGCTATACGCGACCCACGACCTGACCAAAGCTTAGGAGAATCTGGAGAGTATAGTAGTAGAGGTATACAGTGGGGTTGGAACCCTGTAGGTGGAGGTGATGATCTTTATGACCTTACACCTAATAATTTAATTGGTACTGGTCAAGTGGGATCAGTTATCGTAAGTATAACATAGGAGATGGATCATGGCTAAAAAATTAACTGACCTAACTGGGGATGGTAAGGTAACGCAAGCCGACGTGTTAAAAGGTCGTGGCGTGTTTAAAAAAGGCGGTATGGCTAAAAAAGGCTACGCTAAAGGTGGTAAAATCAAAGTGCGTGGCACAGGCGCTGCAACTAAAGGTTTGTACGCACGAGGGCCAATGGGGTAAGATATGAACTATACTGAGCTGAAAACCAACATCCAAGACATCTGTGAAAACTCGTTTACAGATGACCAGCTCGCTATGTTCACACAGCAGGCTGAACAAAAAATATACAACACAGTGCAGATTCCTGCTTTGCGAAAAAACGTAACAGGTACGATGTCTATTAATGTCAAATACCTGTCTACACCCTCTGACTTCTTATGGTCGTATTCTCTAGCTGTAGTAGACGGTAGTGGTAATTATCATTTCTTGTTAAACAAAGATGTTAATTTTATGCGCGAAGCATACCCTAACGCCACAGCTACAGGACTACCCAAACATTACGCATATTTTGACGACGACACATTTATTGTTGGCCCTACCCCAGACGCGGGGTACACTTCAGAACTTCATTATGGATATTACCCTGCATCAATTGTCACTGCCGGCACTACATGGCTAGGAGAAGAGTTTGATTCTGCTCTACTTAATGGCGCGTTGATTGAAGCTATTCGTTTTATGAAAGGCGAACCTGATATTGTTGCGACGTACGAAAAAATGTATTTGCAGGCAATAACGCTGTTGAAGGGACTCGGAGACGGCAAACTACGCGAAGACGCATATCGCTCGGGACAATTCCGAGTGCCAGTAAGTTAAGGAGACAGAAATGGCAATCACACAAGCAATGTGTACATCTTTCAAAGTCGCTCTATTAGACGGCGAGATGGATTTTAGCAGTAACACATCACAAACTTTTAAGATCGCTTTGTATACAAGTTCAGCTACATTAAGTGCAGCTACTACAGCGTATGCAACGACGAACGAGGTATCAGGTACAGGGTACACCGCGGGAGGTAATACACTCACTATCTCTGCTAACCCTGCATCATCAGGTACTACAGCATTCTTAGATTTTGCAGATACAACATGGACTGACGCTACAATTACAGCCCGCGGTGCATTGATCTACAAATCAGGTGGAAGTAATCCAGCCGTCGCGGTATTAGACTTCGGCGCAGATAAAACATCTACAGCAGGTGACTTTCAGGTTCAGTTCCCAGCAGCAGACGCTACGAACGCTATCGTGCGTATTGCTACTCCGTAAGGTGGCTAAATGCCGTCTTCAGTAGAATATATAGGTTGGGGATCGGGTGCTTGGGGCCAAACGGCTTGGAGTACCGACCTAACTATTGTCTCTGTTGATGGTGTAGTCGCCGAAGGCGCTATTGGGTCTGTATCTGTTGATGCTGAAGCTAATGTAGTAGTTACAGGTGTAGAAGCTGATGGACACGTAAATGTAGTAGGTATAGACGCTGAAGCAGATATTCTTGTTCAAGCGGTTCGCGCAGTAGGTTCAATAGGTACGGTCACGGTTACCGCCGCCGCAGAGATACCAGTTGTTGGTGTAGAAGCTGACGGTGCTGTCGGCACACTGACAATGACTGGTACAGCCAATATCTTCCCAACAGGTGTAGAAGCTGACGGTACTATTGGTACAGCTACAGTAGATGCAGAAGCTAACGTAGTAACTACAGGTGTAGAAGCTGACGCGACTGTTGGAACAGTTACAATGACTGGCGCAGCTAATATATCAGTTACAGGTGTTGCGGCTGAGGTTTCTCTGGGAGACGTAACTTTTGCTCTTGGAATCACTATATCACTTACGGGATTGCAAGCGGACATAAAACTTGGTACTGTGACGGCAACGGCTAACGCAGATATATCTGTTACAGGGCTTGCAGCTACGGGAATTATTGGTTTCGCTAACGTATGGGGCGAGGTTGATGATACTCAAATACCTAATTGGACACCTATCGCCAGTGCGCAAACTCCCGGATGGGATACCGCATCTGAAACACAAACTCCAGATTGGCAAGATATAGCCGCATAAGGAAAAGAACATGACAACGCAATATTCACCGATACTCAAACTTGCTCTGCCAGTTCAAGGCGAACTTAGCGGTACATGGGGTGACGTAGTAAACGATAACATCACATCTATGGTCGAACAGGCTATAGCAGGACGTGCAGTCATCAACACTTGGTCAACGAACTCGCATACACTAACTTCAGCGAACGGAACAACTTCTGAATCGCGTTGTGCTATGCTCGAGCTTACTGATACAGGTACATCATTGTCTGCTGCAGGTACGGTTATATGCCCAGCACTATCTAAAATTTACATTGTAAAGAACGCTGCAGGGCAAAATATTACAGTGAAAACTGCGTCTGGTACGGGTATTCTTGTTCCTAATGGGCGTACTACATTTTTATTCTGTGACGGCACAAATGTTGTTGAAGCTCTTACACATACTACGTCTCTACAGTTGGGTACTAGCACAACAGTCACAGCCGTTCTTGATGAAGACAATATGGCGTCAAATAGCGCTACATCTTTGGCCACACAACAATCTATTAAAGCTTACGTTGACGCACAAGTTGCTACATCTGACACACTTGCAGAAGTTCTTGCTAACGGCAACACGACTGGCGGGAATGACCTTACGGTATCTACAGGCGACGATTTAAAAACACTGTCCGCAGGAACATCTAACTTTAGAGCAGGTGTAAATGCAGGTAACTCAATACAATCTGGCGGTAACTACAACGTGGTCGTGGGTGATGAGGCAGGTACTGCGATTACTACGGGTGATAGAAATGTTACTATTGGTTTTGAAGCAGGTACTGCTATTAGTACAGGTGGGTCTAACATAGCTATTGGTTATCAGGCTCTTAAAACAGAAGACGGACATGGTTTAAATGTTGCTATTGGGGAAGAAGCCTTAGAAAATTTAAATGCAGGTGCTGATGGTTACAACGTAGCAGTTGGTGCAAGTGCTGGTAAAAACATGACCACAGGCCTCCGCAACATTATTATGGGAGGCCTCGCAGGAGATGCTTTAACTGACGCTGATAACAACGTAGCACTAGGCTACAACGCTTTAGGAGCAGATACTTTAGGAAGTAACAGTGTAGCTGTTGGTCAGGGTACATTACAGGCGCAAAACTTTACGACTGCTACTAATTCTTACAATGTCGCTGTAGGCCATCAAGCAGGTAATCAAGTAACCACAGGCAATAACAACACATTCTTGGGTGGTTTAGCAGGAGACGCAACTACAACAGGTAGTAATAACACAGCAGTAGGTAGAGATTCACTTGGTTCTAATACTACAGCAGATGCAAATACAGCTCTAGGCTATGGTTCTTTAAGAGATAATACAACAGGTTCAGCTAACGTAGGTTTAGGTTATTTAGCCCTAGAAGAAAATACAACAGGTAGTAGCAACACAGCAGTTGGGTTTCAAGTATTAGAAGAAAACAATACAGCTTCTAATAACACAGGTCTTGGTTATTTTGCTTTAAGAAAAAACACCACAGCATCTGACAATACAGCCGTTGGTTACGCATCTTTAGGAGCAAACACTACTGGTGATAACAATGTAGCCTTGGGTTACGAAGCACTTACAGCTAATACCGTAGGGGATAGGTCAACGGCTTTAGGTAACTACGCATTAAAAAGCCAAAATCCTTCATCCAATGCTGACATGTACAACGTGGCAATCGGACATAATGCTGGTGGCGATGTAACCACAGGCATATCTAACACCCTTATAGGCGGTTTAGCAGGTGATGCTATTACAACTGGTAGTCAGAACGTAGCATTAGGAAAAAGTGCTTTAAGTGCAAATACTACAGCATCTAACAATACAGCTATTGGTAACAACTCCTTGGCTGCAAACACTACAGGCACAAGCAACACGGCAGTTGGGTATCATTCTTTAGATGCTAACACAACCGCACATAATAATACCGCAATAGGTTATGATGCTTTAACCGCCAACACCACAGGGGCTTCAAACACGGCAGTTGGACAAGGAGCTTTAGAATCTAATACAACAGCAAATAATAACACCGCTGTAGGCAAAGACGCAGGAACGGCAGTAACCACAGGCGTTCGTAACACCCTTATGGGTGGTTTAACAGGTGATGCCTTAACTACTGGAAGAGATAACATTGCTATAGGTTATTTAGCTCTTAGCGGTGAAACGACAGGTGATAACAGTGTAGCAATAGGTAGTCATGCTCTTCAAAGTCAAAATAACACATCAAATGTAGATGTTTACAATGTTGCAGTAGGCTATAACGCAGGTAATTTAATGACCACAGGCGTACAGAATACCCTGATAGGTGGTCTTTCTGGTGATGCCCTGACTGATGCTGATTACAACGTAGCTATCGGTGCAAGTGCATTATCTGCTGATACATTAGGCAGTCGTGCAGTAGCCATAGGAGCAAGCGCTCTTGGAAGGCAAAACTTTACATCTGCAACAGCTAATTACAATATAGGCATAGGTTACGATGCGGGTCTAAATATCACAACAGGCACACAAAACACCCTCATTGGTGGTCTAGCAGGAGATGCCTTAACTGATGCAGACTATAACGTAGCACTTGGGTACAACGCACTAACATCAGATACGTTAGGTAGTTATTCTACTGCTATAGGTAGGAACGCTTTATATAGTCAAAACTTTACCTCTGCTACGCAATCTCATAATACTGCAATTGGATATGCCGCAGGTGAGTCAGTAAC